TCAACTACAGAAGGTGCGGAGAAATTCGCGCTTACGCCCGATACGCAGGCTTGCCTCTTCCAGCGTGTCGGCTGCAGCATTCACCTGCTCGGCCAGCTCATCGACACGAGCGTTCAGCGTCGCGATCTGGGCCAGGGCATCGCGCGTGGTGTCGGACATGATGGCGCTGGTCGGGAAGCCGGCGAGGTCGATCGGCTCGGCCGGCCCAAGCGCATCCGAGCGGATGACATCATCGACGACTAGCACCTGACGATACTGGACGTGAGCGCCGGCCGGCTTGCCATCGAGACCGTACCGCACGAGCAGTTCGTAAGGGATCTTCTTATCTTCAAATGCCATGATCGTGGCCTTTCTGATCGAGGGATTAGGAGACGGTCGCGCCGGCAGCAAACTGCCAGACGGAGCCGTTCGATGTAGCGAGGTTCGCACCCCCGGCACCATTGCTGACGCGAATGGTGCAGCCGTTAAATATTGATGCCGATGGAAGTGTGGAGACAGTGTAGGACGGCAGTTTGACGGGCAGGTTGAACGCCATGACGCCTGTGGCGCGGCTGACCGTCCACGGGGTCATCTTGTAAGCGCCGGCATCGGTATAGGCATTGAGAGAGCAGTTGGAGCCCGCATCCGAGCCGGACTCCGCGCTCCCGTCCCCCAATGCTAACTCCCAGCGGGTGAGCCCGGCAGTTGAGCCGACAACGCGCGAGGCTTGACCCGAGGCCGTCTTGCTTAGGACTAGCGCTGCATAGGCAGCTGTAACAAATAGGTTCTGATTGCCGTTGATGCGGGCGTACCGCGCGTCAAGCTCCGTCAGCCCCCCGAGCACCTGCTCCCAAGCAGTCCAAGTGCCCAACTTGGCTCGACGATACTTTATGGCCAGCTGGTGGTGCGTGATCTCCTGATGTATCGTGGTGTCGTACCGTTGAGCTTTCAGGATCCAGAAGTTGGCATAGGGTGTGTTCAGTGACGCTGGGTCGCACCGGTACCATCCGTTCTCGACAGCCGCGTCGGCGTCGGCTACCGGCAGGCTGTCAGAGCGGACACGAGCGGCCATGCGCGCGTCTGCCAAGACCCCTGACAATAGATCGGAGGCCGACCGGCTGGCCAGAAGGACGACAGCCCCGCCGGGGGGCCGCCCGAAGATCTTGAAGTCGGTCAGGTTGGCCAGTAGGTCTCCAACGTGAGCATCCGCAGCCGATGGTACTTGACCGGTGGTCAGCGAGAAGCGCCCCATCAGAAGGCCCTCATGCGGTCTTCGTTCTCATCCCAGTCGATCTTGACCATCTTCATAAGATCGCGATTTGAAACGACGAGATCCTGAAACCAAGCGCGCCGGAAACTACCGGTGAAGGTACCACCGCCATAGCCTGCCGGGCACCCGATCTTGGCCTTGCCGGCCGTGGCTTTCGGCAGGAATGGGTTTCCGCCCGACGTCTGAAAAGCGCCTGATGTCGCCACCAGTTGGCCATCGAGGTAAAAGCGCATGACGAAGGTGCTTCCATCCTCGCTTTCTTCATATTCGAAAACCAGCTGGTGCACGCCACTGTTAAAAATGTCGCCTGCAATGTTGAGCGCGCTGATGAGACTCATATCCCAAGCAGCGGCCCCTCGCCGGAAATATGGGTTGAGATTGACCACCGCATTTGAAGAGTTCCCAATCGGCGAGATTATCCACTGAACCACGTTGCTGTCGCTAATAAACCCGGCGATTGCGTTGTTGAAACCGTTTGGAATCGCTCCGTTCATTTGAAGCCAGAACCCCATGGCGAAATGCTTCATGCCGGTATCGAGCTTCCAGCAATCCGGCAGGATCAGGTTGCGGCCCTTCGCCCCGGTGTAACTGATCGCGCCACCGTAGACCGTGAGTGGATAATCGAAACGAACAGGTGGCCCCTCAAACTCAAGGCCAGTGGCATCGAACTGCTTGTAGTCCGCAGTTGTGCTGACAGGCGTGACGGCCACCTCATTTGGCCATGTGTAGTTGTCGAGGAAATCGATCACGGAGAGGGTGCCGTGGTCCATGATGGCATCAGGGTAGAGGATTGGCCCCGAGGCGCTGACATTGAGGAGCTTGGTGTAGGGTCCAGCCATTAGAAATATCCTTTAGGATTGATGAAGTTGTAGAGCCCGCCTGCCTCGGCCGCTATGCCCATGGCATTTGGATGAATTTCATCGTTCGACATCAGCGACGGCGGAGCGTATCCCGCCGCAACTGCCGCTTGGTCCTCAGCCGACCCATTTGCCTTTGTCAGGAAGTGGCCAAGCATGTCGAAGGTGTTGTTTGGATAGGCCGCAAGGCAGAGCGCCTTGAGCGCCAGATACGACTGGTACCCAACCCAGTTCCCCAAGACCTCGCTCTTGGATGGCATCGGGAGCACGAAGACCCAGTGCTTGGCGATGGTGGGAATGGCAGCGACAACGGCCTGAAGGTTAGCAAAGATCCGGAGATGGTTCTCCATGTCGTTGCGGCCGAAGCCGAACACAATGATGCGCTGCATCAGGTCAGGCAGCGCGGCACCCGTGCCGTTCTCGATTATAAGGGGCTCGAAAGGGATACCACCGCGCACGACTACGGCCGCGCCGTCCATCGTCCGTGCGAAAGTGATCTTGCGCGTCGGTTTATCCCACGAGAGAGTGCCCGGTACGCCCGCCCACGAGCCAGGAACGTTACTCACGCTGGCGTCACCATAGAAAGACAGGACGCCAAGTCCATCCAGGCTGTCGACCTCGACTGAGCCGGAGGCGGGGATGAACCCTGTGACAGAGGCGAGCCTCATGCGACGCCCCCCCAAGCGCGTCGCCACGTTGGTACTGGTCGCGCCCGATCTCCCGATATTGCGGTAAGGTATCCCCGCAAGGGCGGCTAGCTGTGCGCCATAGTTAGCCTCGACGAGGCTGTCTCCCGCGCCAAGCATCTCGACCATGGGGAACACACGCCGTGTCGTCACACTGTCAGCTGCCGATGTCCAAAGGACGCGGCCGTAGCTGTCAGTGAGCTGCTCCCACACTACCGAGCCATCGGGCTCGAAGCGAGGGTTGGCATTTTCGGTGTCCGGCCGAGACAGTTGCAGGCGCACGCCCGTCTCACGCCTCTCGGAGAAGACGTGCTGAAAGCCTCCGACCATCTTGGTGTAGACGACGTAATTCGTCCACGCCTCGGAAGGTACCGCCACCTCGAGGCCATTAACGATGGCGGACCCAGAGGTCTTCACCGCATCAATTACACGGCGATCCTCATTCACCGTTGCTTTGACGTAGCCCGATCTGGACAGAGAGGCGGGGTTTAGTCCGTCCCATCCCTGATATCGGGTCTCGATGCCGTCAGCGCCAAGTCTCTCACGACGCGCGACTGCATTCTGCCCACGGATCAGCCGGCCAGATTGATCGACAACAGCAGCCACGACACCGGAGCGCGCAAACTTGGCGCCGCTATCGATCCGGGTGGCCGCACCAACTTCAAGTGCTCGCGCTGGCAAGAGATAGGTCTGGTCGCGCTGGCGAAACCCAGAAATGAGGCGCCCAAATTTGTCGATAGTCGCCGCGATTATCCCAGATCGGCGAAACTTGGGATTATCGAAAAAATGCAAGCCGCCGCTGACTTCCAGTCCGCGAGTGCCGAGAAAGGCGGTATCATCGCGCTTGCGCAGAGCCGAGAGGATCCGACCCGACGTGTTGAACGTGACGATATCGTAGCCGGAACGCGCATACTTCTTGGCCAGATCGACGACATCACGCGAACCGTAGGCGTAGATCTTGTCGTCGTGGATCTTGTCGGCAGCAGCCCTGCCCTCGCCTTCTTCCGACAGATCTGCAACCAAGGCGTTGATCGCCGCTTGCGTCAGTTCCGAAACAGGCTTTTCGTTATCGGGCGTGTTGTCGACTCGGTCGAGGCCAAGGTTTTCCTTAGCCTGTCGCTTCTGCTCGGAACTCAAGTTCTGGTCAGCATCGACGCGGAGGCGATTTTCGACGCTCGTAGCGAGCGACTGCACAACTTGCGCAAGCTGCTGCCGGGCTTCCTCCTCTTCTGCGATGCGGTTGATGATCTCCGCCAGCTCCGTGCCGCCAGAGATGTCGTCGGTGACATCTCGCACGTCGATAGAAGCGACGTCGGTCTCGGCACCGTTTCCGTAAACACGAACGAGTGGCAGACCGTAAATGGCGGAAGGCGGGATGGTGTAGGCGAGTGTGCCAGGAGCGCCGGCCTTGCCAATCAGGAACGACACGCGCAGCGGCCCGCCAGCGACGGTGGGCAGAAGGATGTCGCCAAGGCGAACATTGCTGACGCTCGCCTTGTTGGCATTCAGGTTCTGCCAGCGGATCTCGACGGCGTTGTTTGCCGGGTCGCTCGGATCAGCATTGCGGTCGATCGTCGCCGAGACGAGGTAAGCCCGGCCGGGGTCGATCGCGAAATCGATACGGCGCGCAACATCAACATAGCCCGCCACGTCGTCGGTATCGACGCCGCGGATGCGCAGGACCGATCCGAGATCGGCAGACGGCACGACGATGCCGGCGGTGATCGGTGCGCGAGATAGAGCGGACCCGGTCAGCGCAGACGAGAACAGCACACGGGCGTCACCAGGACGAGCGAAGGCTTGGCCAAGAAGGCTGTTTGAAGAAGACAGAGCCGTGTCAGAACTTGTGATGACGACTGTCAGAGCGGCCTGCAACGCCGTGACTGCTGCGGATACCTCAGCATCCGTTGCGTACGAGGCCAAAGCAGCGTTGATAGCCACAGCAACTTCAGAGTCGGTCGCCATGTTCTGTATGGCAGACGCCAGTTCGGTATCCGTCGCGTATCCGCTGAGCGCTGCGTTAATCAAGGCCTGAATAGCCGCCGTCAGTGAACTCGCGCCACCTTTCAGGCCTTCGAGCTCGTTGATGCGCTCGATCGCTTGATTGAGCTTGCTGATGGTTTCGACGTCACCAACGGAGATATTGGAAATAGCCATTACAGCCCTCTAGAAAGACGCCTTGCGGACGAGTTGCGGTAGCCGCGCTGCCCAGTGGACGCGCGAAAGCCTCCCGCAAAGCAGGGGCGATGATGTTCGGAGTTGAAGCTGATTAGCTGACGGGCGGACGGAATCCGCGCAGACGGATCGGCATAGAGAGCGCCCCGGCTACAGTGAGAGGCGGGAGCATGTAGTTCACATCCACGATGCCCTTCGCAGAGACAAATCCTGTCGCCTGAAGAACAAGACTGCCCAGCGTAACGCCGCCTACCGTGGGCCGTCCGGCAGGGTGTATGAACACCAAGTCTCCCAACTCAGCTTTGGCGGCAGAAGCAAGAAACCGCTGGGTTGCAGGCGCCAGCGAAATCGTCAGCGCCTGAGTTACCGTGAACGTATATTCCCAGACGAGCGCCGCCGCTTTCATCGACTTGTCAACCGAAGCGGCCAATTCAGCCGCCTCGGTCGCTGTCGTTTTTGCCGCAGCGGCCATAGCCTTGGCATCTGCCGCGACCTTGTCGGCACCCGTAAGGTCTTTGCGATAATCGACTTGTCTGTCGGTCATGTTACCACCACGTCCCTGTAGTCTGGCACGCCTACGATCTTTGAGACGTTCTCGCCTGCGCACCAGTAACGCCATGTGCCGGGGCCGGGTGTGCTGGTAATGGATCGAACTTCGTTCGGGCCGCAGCGTAGCCGCTTGGATAGAAGCGCATCCGCGAAGCTCTGGGATGTCGTGCCGCGCTTGAAGATCAAGACATACGTTGCGCCGAACTGATCGTCGTTCTCCGCAGCGCGAGCACTGAAGGTGACCGTGCCCGCCGAAACAGGAACCTGAAGGTCGACCGGGCTATCGGGCGCCGTAGGATCGAGCGTCGAGTTGACGTTGGCCGTGATCGTCCAGTTGCCGCTTTTGTTCGAGTCTTTGTACGAAGCCTGAATGTCGAGAAGCTTGTTGCTCGGGACGACGTTCGTGCTGAGCTTGATGAAGCCGGAGGCCGGATTGACCTCTGGAAATTCCTGCTCGACCCATCCGCCCGGATTGCCGCTTCCGTCGTCAGCGATGCGATAGCGCACCAAAGGCGTCAGGCTGTCGTCTTCCGGGTCTACAAGGTCGACGCGGATGTAAACAGATGTGCCGTTCGATCGCGCCTGCACCAGGTTGATGACAGGCGTGATGATGTCGTTCAGGTTCGGCTTTGGCGGAACAGGCGGCTGCTTGCCTTCGTCGACCGTAGGATTCCATGCATCGATATTGTCTGGATGGAGTTTGATATCCATCGTGAAGCCGCCTTTGGTGAGCGCGACAACAGACCGCCTGTTTTCGACAATTTTGCCATTCAGGCGAGAAAGCCGCATCGGCGTCGACAAGCGAACCCACCGGCTGTAGACGGCGTTGACGCCGGACAGCCGAACATCGATTGACCCGTTGACCTTCTGCTGGATGCGAAGCCACTCGCGCTTCCCGAGACGGCGGGCCTGCCGCCACTGCTGGACCCACGTGTATTCAGCCTCTTCCGAAAGAACGCGACCAGCCCTTAGCTGCGCAGCTGTGTCTTCAAAATAGTCAGCGTCAGTCGTGGCGTAGTCGATTTCGGGATACGTGAATTTCGGAACGAGGCGGTTGACCTCATCCTCAAAAAGAACGTCGTACTGAATCGAATGGCCGATAATGTCGGCGTCCGTCAGCGTTGTGCAGCGGCTCTCTCGGAACTTGCCGACGGTAAGAATGCGAGCGCCATCACCACGAACAACGAGGTGACCATCACAGGCGGCGAGGATAGCGTTCAGCGCAGCCTTGGGGCTGTTTTCCGCCGTGTCCCAGCCGTTGCATTCGTAGCGCTTTTCGGTGCCGCCACCCTTAAGGGCCACTGCCTCGTCGCAGATGTCGGCCTCTTCCTTCCACATAGCCAGTACGGGAATGATCGCCTTTGTGTAATCCAGCCGCTCGCCGAACTCGCTGAAGCAGAGATGCCAAGCGAGAATGATCGCGGCGTTACGTGTGAAGGTCCATGTGGCCGGGTTCGTCGGGCTCTGCGCCGGATTGCGGAAATCCCAGCAGCGAGCTCCATCCACCTCAACGGTTACGTTTGGAACACCGTAGGGGAACTTCTCTTGCTGCTTTTTAGCCGACGTCGAGTTGGCCTGCATGCACAGCGATGCTGTGCCGTCGCCTCGATGGCTGGATGTCCAGATTCCCTCGGAAGAAAACTCATCGACGAGGTTTTGGTAAGGAGTTTCGGTGGGCAGTCCGAGCCGTGTCTGTATTCTGACGTTGTTGCCATACCGTCCGTCATCGGGCAGATCCGTGTAGCCGTCGGGGGTTAGCGTCACCTCATCGTCGTGCAGCCAATAGCGGTTGAACGAATGAACCCGGTGTCCAGCGATAGCCTGCACGGCATACAGCGACCGGTCTCGAGCCTCCCAGAACATAAAGGCTCCGGCCATCCTGTTTCGGCCAACGCACCAAATCCTGTAGGGAATGGCCTGCGTCTTTGGTGCCTTGCCATCCTCCGGCTTTGGAGGCTTCGGAGCCATTAATGCCTGGATGCCGAAGGTCAAAGCAGTAGTCGCAATGCTCGAAAGCAGCCCAGCTGTCGTGATCGATGTGCCGAGCACCGTGCCGGTGAAGCCCATTGCCACAAACAGAGGCGTGAAGATCGGGTCGTATGAAGGCGGGGGCGTCTTCAGGCTGGTGCACGAATACCAGTCAAGTTCGCTCACCCGACGCCCCACCTCATAGGCCGGCATATCTTCGTAGAGGGCTCGCAAACTCATGAAATTCTCCAGGCAGCGCTGTGCGTCGCCTGCTTTGCAACAGGACCGCGCGCCGACATCGCGAGCCACAGCGGGCCAAAACGGATGGCGGGAATCTGTTTTTGGGTGATGCCTGAGGCCTCGAAGCCGACCGGCGCCGAGATGAGGCCAATGTCGCCGGGCTGCGGATCGTCGGTGCGGCTGATACCCATGCGGGCAAGGCCGTCGTCGATCATGCGTTCAATGCCGCCCAACAAGGCGATAATGGCGTTGGCCTCTTCTCGCGTAGAGTAGGTGCCAATGAAGTTGCCGATTGGGTTTGTGCCCGTCACCTCTTCGACCCACCGCGCGCAGAATGTCGTGCAGTCGTCTCCGCCCATTCCACCCCACACCCATCGGTGCGGGAGAGCCGCGTACTCGGACAGCGATGTCATGTGTTTTCCCCGTAGGGTTAGTTATAAACGGGCCAGATCGGCTGAACGCCACGCGCCAGACGCGTTGTCTGGTCGCAAAACCTGTCTGTGGGCGAGATCGCCTTTTGGTGCGCAGACGACCACAGCGAGCGCGATGGGCGCGAGCGCGTTTCGTTGCCGGAAGCAACCGCGAGTGACAGCGTGAGCGTTGCGCCCTGCCCTGATTGAACAGGTGAACTGGCCTCGCCGATGTGCGAAGCCGTGCCAGGCCAAAGCGGGATAATGCTGCTCATCGGCTGGAAGTACTGATCGAGCGTCGTGATGCCCATGTGGACTTCAGCGCCCCGAACAGCCGGCAAGCTGTCGATCATCTTGGACCCGGTTTCCGGATCGATGCCAGAGACCGAGAATTCGACGCTGTCAGACGTGCCGTTCACAAGGATCTCAAGTGTCGGGATGCCCTGAAGCCTGCCGCCCCCCAAATAGACCGTGCCCGTCGGATCGATACTGTCGAAGCCGATCGGCATGTCGTTGACGCCGAACCATAGGTGCAGAGCAGGCGTTGTCGCTACCCGCATGAAGATGCCGAGCTGGTGGCTGCCGCGAAGCTCCTCGATGATGTTGTCTGGAACCCAGCCCATCAAAACGCCTCGGTAAACTGAATGGATTGCTGCGTGACGAAAAACGCCTCGACGACAGATGGGAGCGTGAATCCGGCCGGGAACTTGGCGACAAAGCGCGGCCGCGCGAACTCGACGCGCGTGCCATCGGCAACGGCCTCACGAAGGGGCGGCGCGAGCGCCAGAGAATATTCCTGATACGGCAAGGGAATGCCCTCAACGCTTTCCACTCCGTCGGAATAGCGGTTGAGGACTTCCCAGTAGCGGTAAGCTCGCCACCCTTTGGTGACGTGATAAATCGAGAACCAGTCGGAGTGGCGCAGAGGCCGCGAGAGGCGATAAATCCGCATTCGAACCACACCAGCGTTCAGCGCCGAGTTGCCGATGATCTTCCCAAAGACGGTCGCCTCCGGAACGGCTTCGCCGGGGTTAATCAGCGAGCCGTTGGCGTTCGGTATGGCGTTCACGAAGGGATACGGTATCCCTTCAATGATCGGGAATGGGCCGAACCAGTCCGTGATAATCGGAACATTCACGAAGCGGAACGAGCCGTTCAGCCTGGCGCCGAGCCAGTTGATGTACTCATGCTGTTCACGCGTAGCGATCTTGCAATCTTCATAGGTGGCGGTCACAACACCGCCACCGGTCATCTCCATTGTAATGCCTTCGCCGAGGCCGTTGCGCCCGCCGTCAAGGGATGAGCCCTGAACATCGAACGTGGTCTTGAGCGGAGCCAGAAAGTTCGCCTCAAGCGTAGGCACGTTCAAATATCGGGCCATTGTTACCCCTTCTGGCTGGCGTACTTACTCTGCATCGCGCCAAAACTGCCGCGGCGCTGGGCCTCCCGGTCGGCCGCCATGGCTTCTTGCACGCCTTGGCGGACAAGCTCGCGAACATGCGGATCGCCGGACGCGCCGTTGATATTCACGTTCAGATCTCGCGGCGTGTTCTGGTTGGCGCCCATCGGCTGTCGCTTGTTCAGGCGTGGTGCGCGTGGAGCATCAACAAGGCCGCCAGCCGCGTAGCCGCGAAGGCGTTCGAGGTTGGGAACGCCAAGGCGCTTGACGGATTCTGCATCGAAGACGTACTCGCCTTTGTGGACGATGCCCGCAGGCGTCATCTTTCCGCCCGGTCCGGTGAAGCCACCTGAGTCGTAGAGCCCGAGTCCGCCACCTGCCGCAAACGTAGCCTGCGCGCCGTTCGGCACGAAGTTCGGCATAAACAGCTTCGACAGCCAACTCATCCCGCCTCCGGCCTGCGGAGCGGATGGGAAGGCGTTGGCGAGGCTGCCAAGACCCTGCGTTGCAGCGCTGGACGACTGTGCGACTTTGGCAAGAGCGCCTGCAGCCTCCGTCGAACGACGGACCTGCACCTGCATGGCGTCAACCCAAGTGTTCGTCACGGAGTCGGACGAGTTGCCAGACAGCATCTGAAGCTGCTGCTTGCCGTCCATCACACGCGATGCGCCAGTCGCAAAACCGACGTGTCCGCCTGCCTGCCCGGCGCCAAGACCGTTCGTCTGCAGCAGGACGTCGCCCTTCTGCGCAAGGCCGGGCGCGATTTGCGTGCCCCAGTTCTGGAACGAGTTAGCCGCCAGAGAGCCAGTGCCCTTTACGCCGATCTGCTCGAGCGAGGAGTTGACGAAGCCGGCGCACCACGCGGTCTGAGCAGCATTGATGTCCACGCCACCTTTCTTAAGAAAGGCATTGATGTTTCCCGGCGCCTTCTCACTCTGACCGAGCAGGTTGCTGGCGAGATCGACGGCACTTCCGCTGCTGGAAACCGAGCCAACCGCTGCGGACGCAACACTACCCACCGCGCCTATGCCGCCGGTCGCACCAGAGCCGGGCATAAGCAGCGAGGCGAGCCCGTTGCCGATCTGCGAGAACAGGCTATCCAGCGTCTTCTGCATCTGGTTGGCAGCGGCAGTCTTGAGCGCGTCGGTGAATGCCTCGCCGATATCCTTGCCGCCTGAAATGACCTGCGACGAGAAATCCGAAAGGAAAGCCGACGTGGTGTTGGCAATCTCCTCGCGATTGATCTGGGCACGAAGGGCCTGACCTGTCGCGCTGTTCGGATCCTGCGGAAGGCCGTATTCTTTCTGCGTTTGGACGATGTTCTGATCGATCTTCGACATGCCGGCCAAACGGTTGGCGTCAAACATGTCCTGTCGAAGCTTCGCCTCAGCCAGAGCCTCGGAGTATTTCTTGTACGCTGCGACCTTCTCTTCGATCGCTGCCCTCTGTTTCGTGTCGAGCGAGCGGCCTTTGTCCTCAGCTTGCTGAAGCAGGTCAAGGCGGAAGCGCGCGGCCTCAGTGGCCGTTCCATACTGGCCGGTAAGTTCGATCTCAAGTCTGAGCTGCGAGATGCGATCGTCAGCCGACTTGATCAGGTCGCGGTAAGCGTTGCGGGCGCGCTCTGCGGCCGTTTCCGCCTTCTTGGTGGCAGCGTCGGCTTTGGCTGGAGCATCGTCGAGGGATGATGGCTTTTGACCTGGCGATGGCACATTAAGTGTGCGGCCGTTGGCGTCCGTAACCGTAGGATTCTGGCCGTCGATCCGGTTTCTAGCTGCTTCGCGGGCAGCAAACGCGTCATCGCGCTCTTCGCGTGTCCCGGCCTTCTGCATGGCCTGCGCATAGGCCCGATCGACCTGCTCTAAATCAGTCAAAGCGGGGATAGCGATCCCTCGCAAATCCGACAGAGATTTTGCGAAAGCATCTACACGAGATGCCTCGCGAGCGGCGGCCTGCCCTACTCCCGAGATGACTCCAACCAACGGCTCGAGCTTTGACTGAGCATCCAGGCCGTCTTTGGCAGCCTGGCGGATCTCCTTCAGGAGTTCCTTAATGTTTTCAGGCGTTCCGGTCTGGTTCTCAATCGCGATCAGGGAGTCGACGAAGGCCCGGATGTTAGGGCTGCCGTCTGCAACTGATTTATCCAGCGCGGCAATGGCCGACTGGATTTGTGAGATCGTGTATGTCGCGCCTTGGAAGTCAGAGGCCGGCAAGCTGAGAATAGACCCTTTCGACGTCTTTGCCGTTTCGGCAACCAGCGTCTTATAAAGGTCAATCGCATCCTTCGTATCTTGCTTAACGAGGTTCTTGCTTTCGGCCGAATACTCGCGAACGCCTTCTGCAGCCGCCGGCCACGCCTCGCGGATCCTGCGGATGAGGTCGGTGTGGTTCTTCAGCGCCTCTGCGCTCTTATCCGCTTCCGTCTCGGAACTCGAAAAATACTGGATAGCGGCAGCCGAGGCGGCAACCAAGCCAATAGTTACCAGTGAAACAGGAGATACGATGGAGGCGAAGGCTGCGCCGAGTGCAGAACCAAGCCCCGCACCGCTCGACTTGAGATCGGTAAATACCGCCGAAAGCTGCGTGCCCTGCTGAAGCGCAATCTGCAGCGGCGACATGCCACCCATTGCGGTAACGCCAATGTCCTGAAACTGCGCGGCGATGTTTGATGTGTAGGGGTTGGCGTTATTGGCGCCAGCCTGCGCCCGCTGAACCGGCGTATCCGCCAGAGCCGCATTGCGGCCCTTTATCGCGGCTGTAGACGCCAGTGCGGCTTGCCGCTCCTTGGTGATGGCTGCGGTCATCTCCGTCGCGGAGATCGCGCCGAGGGAATGCGCCCGCCGGATATCGGCTACCGACTGCTTGTAATTGTTGATCGTCGAAAAAAGAGGATTGTATTTCGCCCGCAGGCGCTCAAGCTCCTTGCCCTGATCAGCAAGCGCTCCACTCCACTCCTTCGCGCCCTGCGTACCAATCCCGACCATCTTGTCAATCCGGGCCTGCAAGGCAGATGTCATCGACTTGTCGATGCCCTTGCCCATGCTGTCGAATTGCTTTTCGACCTTGCTGGAAGAGGCGGCAATGTCGCTTTCCAGCCGTTTTAGGCTGCGGCGAACCGTGGCTAGGTCCGTGCTAATCGAGATGATCAGGTCATCGGAATTGTCAGCCATCGGCAAGTGTCCTAGCATACGAAAAAGCCCGCAGGAGTTGCGGGCCTTGGGAGGTGGGAATGGCGAAGATGATCGTTGAGACGTGGTCGGGGAACGGCAAGCTAGAGATTGAGGATGCTACCTATGACGTCCGATACCAGATTAGGAGAGAAGGCAACGGGAACCGCAACGCCACGAAAGGCGTAGTGTCGGGCATCCGGATGCAGGCCCTCATCCCTCTTCCGCAGAGCACCAAACTCCGCATGACCTTGGAGGACGGTCACGCCGTTGAAGTGGCGGTCTTCGGTGGAGAACCTTGTCGCTTCACCGTCAACTCGCCTATGCCAAGAGAGGATTGAGAACTACGGCTATTTCTCCATTGTGGTCCCGCACGAAGCTTCGACCGGCGCGCGCTCGGTATTGCTCGCTCCCATCGAAAAGCAAAAGCGGCTCGATAGCGATTTCCTCAGCCTCAACATTGCCGAATTTCTCAGCTGCTCGGCGAAATTCATCAAGCCCGACCACGCGTACGGTAACCGGTACGAGTGTCATCTCATCCCCCATGCGCCTCCATAAGCGCCCGCATTTCGCGTTCTGACGGCGGGCAACTGCTGTTGTCGCTGCCATCGTCGTTGTGCGCTTCGATCGCCTCAAAGAACTCCACCAGCGTAGCCGCCCAGAAATCAGGCGGCCGCCAGCCGATCTTATGAGCCGTTCTCAGCCACTGGCGCAGCTGCTGCTCGGTGTTTAGGTCTTCGCCGCTTCGGTCTTTGCTTCCGTCGCGGCGCTTTCGTTTCCCTTTTCGCCAGCCTCATCGAGGTGGGCGGAAATCAGATCGTTGAAAGCGACCGAGCAGTCGGCGAAATGCCGCAGCTGAATCTTGTTCAGCGCCGCGGCCTTGTCGCCCTTGATGGTGAGGAACTGGATCGCCGCCATGGTCGCCCCGACTTCCACGCCCGCAAGCCGTTGCCACAGATCCGACAAGGACTTGCACTGAAGTGCTGCGGAGACAGCGGCCAGACCGTTCATGGTGCCGGCGAGGACCAGATCGACGTCGTCGATCTTGAGCGCGACCTCGCCGCGGGCTAGATTTACAGCGTCTGCCATGGGTTACACCGCCGGAGTAAAGGTTGGCGAAGCCGCCGGCACGAATGAAGCGGTGAACTCCATCGAATTCTCGACGTCGCCACTCAGTTCATAATCGGTGATGAAGTACGGGCCTGTGAACGTGCCGAACTCCGGGACGATGATCTTGGCGTTGAACACTTCAGCACCGACGATCTTGCTGTTGAATGCCTTCTGCGCGGCGCTCGAGACGTAGCGACCGGAGCCCGAAAACGTCTTCTTCGAAATGCCTGGCCGGCTGGTCCCTTCAACAGGGCCGCCGGGGTTGGTGCACGATGGAATCGTGGTGTCGATTTCATTCGCCGACATGCTGAAACTGCGGGTTGTCAGGCCGCAAAGGTTGGTAAAGACCTCCGTCGAGGCGCCGTCGCCCAGTTGAATGAGAAGTAGCCGTCCAAGCTGCTGGCCGTCTGCCATAGGATCTCCTTCGCCGGCACGGCCGGACGTTAACGTGGTGGTTTTGGTGGTGGTGCCGTCTGCTAGGCGGCCTTGTCGTAGCGAGCCAAGAACTCGACGACCGCATGGCTCGTCAGCCCGTCGGGATCTCGAAAGACCCGCGTCTGGCGATGCATGATTGAGGTGAAGCGGTTCGTTGACAGTATCATGGGCTTCAGATGCAGCGCTTCGACCATTGCGTCGGCAATGCGCCGGACTTCCGGGAAGCCGACAGCGCGCGACCATGCGTGCATGGTCAGGTATATGTCGCCGCCCTCAAGACAAGTCGCATCGCGGCGGAGCGTCTGGGCCTCGCCGATGTTGATGTAAGGGAACGGCGGGGATGCGGGCGGCTGGTCGTAGATGCGCGTGCTGACCAAGCCCGTTACCGTCGCATCAGCCTTTAACAGGCGAACGACTTCGCCTTGCACTTCAAGTTCGGGTGAGGCCATTACTTTTTCATCGCCTCCCGCACTGCTTTGTTGATGGCGGCGTTCAATCGCTTCTTTGCCTGCGGCTTAGCGGCTCGCCAGTTTGGGAAAATGTGTGGCTGCGCCACCATGCCGGGATGCATACCCGTCGGATTATCCGCGGCAGCCTTCTTGCCGGCAACCGTTCCTCCGCCCTTAGCGGTGCTGTGCGGCGCAGTGCCGAATTCCAAGAAGCGCCAAATGAACGATGCGAACAAGCCGACCGCGTCTTTATCCTTGCTTGCTTGGATGCCAACCTGCTCTTGCGCCGGCCGATTGCGGATGAAGTCAGCATCAAACGAGTGCATATATTCGAGCGTCGCGCCTGTCGGCGCCTTCTGCTCCATCTCGGCAGCAAAATCCTCCATAATGGAGATCTTGGCGTCGGCGGCGTACTTCTCGACATTGGGTGCCAGAGCATTCAGCCGCTTCATCAGCGCCTCGCGCCCTTGCACTTTTGCCTTGATCACGTCGCCACCCCGTCATCGACCAAGAACTCGATCCAGCCATTGCGCCCGTCTGGATTTGAGGCTGTCCGAATGTTTAACTCTCTCGGCGACCGAGCATCGACGATGCGCCATGCCGGCGTTACCGACCGCGTGCGCTCATTCGAGCGAACCCAGACCGTGTAAGGCTGAATGCCCGACAACCGGCTCGCCTGCACAGCCTCACCGCCTGCGCGGGCTACAAGCTGCGCGGGCTCCGTGAAGACCGTGGCATAGGGTCCGGAGACCTCGTTTCCATACCCGTCGTCGACCGTACCGCGCTGCTGAAAGTGCAGCTTCTCACGCATGGCGCCCGAGCTAGGTTTCCGAGCCATCTTCCGGCTCCTCTTTCCGCTCGGTGTCTTCAGCAACAGCCGTGCCCTTGGCTACAGCCTCTTCGCCGCAGATCCGGCGCACGTTCTTCGACGTGCCGGCCTTATAATCGATGGTGAAGCCGGGCTGCGCCCACGAGAAATCTTCTACAAAACGTACATGCATTAGCTGCGACCGATGATGGAGAACGCAAGGTCGGAATGCGCAACCAAAACCTTGGGATCGGTCACGCCGATGCGCCGTAGATCGTCTTCCAAGGATTTACGAAGCGCGTCTTTGCCGTCTTCTCCGTAAATCTTGCTGCCTTGTACCAGCAGAATGTCGCCATCCATCAGACGAAGTCCCGTAGCCCATGATGCAACGCCGGAAATTCCAACCGAAAGTTCTTCGATATCAGCCATGCTTTTCTCCTCCAGTTGTTACAAAACGTACGTGCATGCTGCATCCTCCAAGGATGGGCGCCAGACGCGCCAAGGGGCCAGAAGCCGCCGCACTGTCGGCTGAAGCATAGCGTCGCCAGCGTCCTTCTCTGGGGCTTCACGGCGCTCGTAAAGGTAGGACAGCACGAGCAGGATGGCGGCCACGATCGGCGGTGTCACGATCATCGTGTAGCCGGTCGTGTCGGGGTCAGGCAGCACCCCGCCCAAGGGCAGAACGGGCCTATCTAGATATTCCAGAACGATGGATTCTGCGGCTGCTAGATAGACGCCGATCTCGGCGTCCTCATCTTCGTGAAAGATGCGCAAGTGCTTGCGCGCGAGCTCGATATCAACCAGCGCCATGTCAGGCCGCGATGACGGCTGCCGTTGCAGCGCTGGTGACCCAAACTCGACCCGAAAGCGACTGAGCGCGCGTGCGGACCGTTACGGTCTTGCCGATATCTTGAACACGCGGCACAAACGTCAGGCCGAATGCGCCGGGCACTTCCGCCCCGCCAACCAGCCACTGCCGGTCAACTGCTGGCGTCGGCGTACCGGTAAAGGTGCCTGCGCTTGCGGTCAGCGTCTGGCCGACCTGCGCCGTGCCAGTGATTGCGGGTGCGACGGTGTTCGCTGGAGCAACCGGGCTGGCAACACCGCCGATATAGCTCGCGAAACGATGCTTGTTTGTCTGCGGCGTTGCCATCGAGTCAGTCCTTCTTCTTTGTCGTCTTGGCAGCCTGAGACGCGCCAGCGTCAGACTGGATAGGAGCAGGTACTGGTTTTTCTTCTGGAGCCTCAACGCTGGCCGCGTCGTTCTCGAATGACACGAGGCCGAAGGCCTTCAGCGCATTCGCCTCGCCGCGCTCGACCTTGAACGGCTCGCTGTCAGCCGTCTTCAAGCCAGAGCCGTTGTCAAACGTCTTGAGCGGCTTCACTTCGATAAAATCGGTCATATCGCCTCCTTAGCGAAAGAGGGCGCCCGAAGGCGCCCATTTGCGTTAGGCGGCTGCGACGGCGCCGGTCACGAAGGCTTCGGGACGGTAAACCGCCAGTGCCAGGCGCTCTTCAGCGCGGATCGTGAACATGTTCTTCTCGAAGTCATCGACGTTCTCGCTCGACAGCAGGACTTCGATGTCCATGCGATCAAAGATCTGTGCGGCGTAGGAGAAGGCGCCCGTCAGGAACTGGCCGGAAGCCATTGCCTGCGTCGAAACAACCGGGAGGTTCCAGAGGGTCGGGGTGAGCGAGCCCTGCGGATTGCCGATGATGTAGTTGCCGCCGGCATCCTTGGTGAGTTCGATCTTCGCCCAGTCGATCGGGTTGAGAACGAACGCCGTCGCCGGATATTCGGCGAGAACGACCTGCAGCACGGCGAGACGAAGGCGATCGATGCCCGTCACTGCCGACGGGGTGAAGGCCGGCGCAAACGCAGTGGCCTGCGGCACAAGACCTGCGATGTTCTGACCCGTGCCGGAACCGTTGAGAAGCTGATTTTCTTCAACGAAGCGCAGACCATAGCGAGCCCGACCGTCGATGTAGCTGCGGAGAGCCGGGGCGTCGTCGAGAATCTGACGGCTGGCCTTGAACAGGTGGGCGAGCGTGCGAACCGGCGCAGACGCCATGTCGAACGTCAGGTCCGAGTACGGCTTGGCCGTCGTTTCGGCAACCGGAGCCGCGCTGTTCGTGTAGCCGGTTTCCTTGACGTATTCGACGTTGTTCGATGCTGTCTGACCGGGCAGCAGAAGATCGCGAATGGTCATCTGGCGTTCCGGAATACCGAAGATGCCGGGAACTCGGGCGCCGGGAACCAGAGACGTGCCGGTGGAACGTCCAGCGCCCTGTGTCGTGTTGGCGGTCGTGATTGCAGCGCGATCGGCCTTGATCGACACTTGTCCACGCTGAGACGAATTAAAACCTTTTGCCGTCGCAGCTTCGACAACCATGTCGCCCAGTGACTTCACGTCCGGGTCGCCGCCGTCGCGTTCCCGTGCAGCGCGCTTTTCGAGGTCGCTGATGCGCGTGGTGACGGCGCCGAGCTCGGAAAGGGCCTTGTCGGTTGCGGTCTTCAACTCCGCCGAAACCTCACCATTTGCGGAAAGCTTCGACGTGAAGTCGGTTGCGAGGTTACCCACCTGCTCCTTGATGGAGGCAAGGGAAGTACCAAGCTCGCCGATCTTATCGGCAAGTACGTTATCAGCCATAAGAGGCTCCTTATCGTGTGATGAGTGGTGTTTTTGCTTCGGCCAAAAGCCGGTCTAGGGCTGCCAAAGCAGCAGCATCCGTCTCGTCATCAGGAGCCCCCTGATCAGTCTTGAGGTAGAGCCGAGCGGCCCGCTCTGCCTCTGAGTTCGAAAAGCCTGCAAGACCCTTGAGGCCGTTTTCAAACTCACGTTTCGTGATTGGCTCGCCTGCCGCCATCTTTGTGGCAAGCAAGGCAGCCGATTCTGCGCGCGCCTGGTTGCTCGCTTTCACGCGCCGCACATATGCCGGCTGCGTTTCGGCGCCAAAGCGCTCAAGTGTTTCTTCCAACGTGGCAACGCGATCGACCATGCCGCGGTCAATGAGGCTTTCGGCGTAAAACACCCTGCCCTGACCGTAGCCGTCCTCAACCTTGCCCACCGTCGTGCCGCGCCCTTCGGCGACAGCCGCAACGAACTTGTTGTAGGAACGGTTCACGCCGTCCTGCACGTGCGCGAGCGTTTCCTTGCTCAGCGGCTCGGTCTCGTTGCCCTCGACCTTGTGCTTGCCGGCGGAAATGTAGGTACGCTTGATGCCGCGCTGCTCAAGAGCAGCCGAAACATCGTCGTGCGCGGTGTAAACGCCGATCGAACCAGCGCGCCCAGACGGCGTCACCACGATTTCGTCGGCTGCGGACGCCACCCAGTAGGCAGCGCTTGCGGCGAGGCTGTTGACCTGCGCGATAATCGGCTTCTCGCCTCCGCGGAGCTTGCGGATTTCGGTCGCGAGCTCATCTGTGCCGGGTACTGTGCCGCCGGGACTGTCGACGTCGAGCACCACAGCCTTCACATCCTCGTTGGACAGGGCCGAATGCAGCGCCTTTTTGATGCCGGCGTAGGACGACCCGCCGCTCATGGCGGAAAACATGTCCATTTTCTGCGCCAATACCCCGTAAACAGGGATAATCGCGATTTTTCCGTCGGATTCGGCGATTTCCTTCGCCCGCGCGTCGTCGACAGCTGCTGCGAACTCGCTCGAAAATAGCTTCTCACCCTCGGCTCGCGCGATTAAAACATCAGCCAAAACGCCCAGTTTTTCGCGCTGAATCGCCCAGGGTTCGGCCATAAAGGCCGAAATCAGGTGTTCAAATTTCATGATTTGTCCTTATGCAGCGCGTGCTGCGGGCGGTTCAGGCTGGTTAGGCCGACGCGCGGATGGTTAGCGGCACCCGATCATCGTCGCCGTGCTGCAAAAGCATGCCGCGGATAATGGATTCGGCATCCGATGCGCTTGTTGCGGCGATTTCGACTTGCGTCGCCTTAGCCCAGCCGCCCGGCTTGAAGCCGGTGACCTTGTAGATTGCAAAATCAGACATTGCCGCCGCCTCCAGATTGGTTGTTAGGGTCTTTGCCGAGCATATCGAGCGGTGTCATTGTGCCGTTGACGATTGCGATGCCGCCGCCCTTAACAGGCGCCTTGTTTTCGTAGGCTCGAGCCTCGTCGATGGTATAAATACCAGACCCAACCATCTTCGACAGGAATTCGGCTCGCGCTTGGCTATCGCCGCGCAATATGCCTTCCATCGAAAACTTGACCGCAACTTTCTTGCGCGTTTCGCTGGTCAACAGGTCGCGATAGACAGCGGATTCGATGCTGCGCACCATCGGACCAAGGCATGTCTTGGTGAACTGCAGGATCAACTGTTCGATCCCGCTGCCCCAGGTTGTCGTGCCATTGGCTGCATGACCGATCATGACCGGAGGGACGCCAAAGATACGGCAAATCTGCTCCACGCTGTACTGGCGCGTCTCCAGCATCTGTGCGTCTTTTGGATCAATCGTCAGCTGCTGATATTTCAGGCCGGCCTCAAGCACGGCGATCTTGCCTGAGCGGTCAGACCCCGCGAACTGGCCAAGCACGTCACCAAGCTGCTTACGCTGCTCCGGCTTGAGGATCTGGTCAGACGAAAGAACGCCCGCAACCTGAAATCCATTCGCGAACATCTTGCCAGCGACACGTTCGCCCGCCAGCGCATTGCCTACCGCATTCCGCACCACACCGATCGGAGACATGCCGCGATCACAACCCGGAAGGACCGCGCCACGGACGTGGAACATCTTGTCTTCTGGAATACGGCGCTTCTTGCCGTCTTCCGTCACCTCGTAATAGCGCGTGTTGCGCTTGTCGCGGCAGACATCAACCTTCAGCGGAGGCAGCGGATTAAGCGCCACCAGCCGCGTCCCGATCATCTTCTTTTCGGCGAAGAAGTTCCCGTCCAGGCACAGGCAAAACGCGACCATCGCCCAGAAGTCCGACGCGGTGTCGTCCATATTGGGCATATCATGGAGCAGGCTGTATAGCTCGGAGTCTTTGTCGACCGTCACACCGTCGGCTTTGTAGACCAGGCACGGAAGCATGATAAATGCGTTCCGGATGAGGTTGACGCACGCCCATACAGCGTCAAGCTGCAGGGCGGTTTCGATCGTCACCGTCTCACCTGACGTCGTGCCCAGCCCAAAAAACCCGCGCCAGAACTCGCCGTCGGTCAGTTTTATGGGCACTCCGCGCCATCTCTCGAAGAGGCCCATTAGATCACCATTACCATGTTGTTGATGAAGTCGCCGATGTCAGGCCCAGCAGCGGTCTTGTCTGCGGCCGCGCCGGCACTCATAGCGAGAGCGACTGCAGAATCGATGCGCACGGATGCACGAGTTTTGACGAACCACCTGTTGCCGTGAGGGTCTGGCGGATGATTGAATGTCGCACCCATCATCGCCGTCATGAGGACTGGGTTCGTCTGAAGCCTGATACGTCCGTCAATGATGAGGTTTTCGAGCTCGGTCACAGAGCCAGGCATCCAAAGCCCAAGAGGGGCTCTCTCCCCAGTCGCCTTCGCAGCCTCTATCTTTTCAGGCGAAGGACGGGCCCTCACCTTCCCTCCCTGCGGATGAGGCAGTTGCTCGGCAGTCACGCCAAACACGTCGAGCTCGTCCTTGAACGCGGCATACGCATAGTTATCGTAAGCAATCGACTGGATGTCGTAGAGACGGTCCAACTCGGCGACACGAGCCGCGACGACATCGAAACGAATGCGCGGACCTTCAGGTGCCTGCAGGTAACCGTCGCGAACCCAGATGTCGTATGGCTGCTTGTCTGCAGTTGTACGAGCCGCAAGCGTGTCGCCGGGCGTCCACGCCTCGATCCACCCATCGTACGTTGGAAGGGTTGCGACAGTGCCGTCCGCCCGCTGTATTTCGCGCGTTCCTGTCGGCACCATGCACGCGATGACGGTCATGTCTTTCGTGCCGGACAGATCAATGCCTAGGAAAAGAGGTTTTCCCTCGTGCTGCGAGATGTCGAGAGGCTCCATGACCTTGTCGATGGTCGCTCGCGGCATCCAAGCCTTGTCCGCATCGGTCCAGACACAGAAGTGCAGGCGTAGAACGTTGTTCAGCTTGCCAGGAACGTCGCGGGCTTCAGCAACAACGCCTGCAAGATACTCAGGCGTTAAAATCGTACCAAGAAGCGGGTTGGCTTTAATCCAGCAAGAAGGGTCCGTCATCGGGTCGTCGTTCTTGTCGAGGCTACAGACGTAAGCGAATACGCTATCGCTGCCTTCCCACGTCCCGCCCACGTAGGTGAAGTCGTCGTCCGGCGTCTGTGTGCCGGCCAAGACCTTCACCGCGCGATCGCGCTCTTCCCAGCAGACCGAATTACGATCCGAGCCGGAGTTCGTGATCATCAGCAAGAGCGGATTCTGACGGAACTTGAACCCCCGCTGCAGCATCTCCATGATGCTGCGATCCGGATGCTCGTGCACTTCATCGCAAAGCGCGAAATGGGGACGAGGACCAGAGCCCGTCTTGCCGGCCTCCTTGGAGATCGGGCGGAAAAAGGATCCGGACTTATGATGGGCAATGTTGAATTCTTTGCCCAGACCGCCGCTGAACTTGAGCCGCTTGGCCAGAGCTGGCGCCTGCCGCACCATCTTGCAGGCATCCTGAAACAGGATCTGCGCCTGGTCCTTTTTCGCCGCGGCGGCGTAGCATTGCGCGCCGGCCTCGCCATCAGCGGTCAAGCCGTAGAGGCCAATCCCGCCCGCGAATGGTGACTTGCCGTTGCCCTTGCCTTCTTCAATGTAGACGGTTCGAAACCGACGCGTCCCATCCGCCTTCTTCCAACCGAAGATCGATCCGATCTTGAAGGCCTGCGACGCGTGGAGAAGGAATGGCCTCCCATCAAACTGCCCTTCACTCAGGCGCAGCCTTTCCTCGAAGAAACGGAACACCCGCGTAGCCGCGGCATCATCCCAGTGCAGCCCGCGCTCGTGGCCGTGCTCAACGTCGCTGAAGTGGCGGCGGCATGCATTGCGAACATGAGGGCCAGCGATGATGGTCCCATCTAGAACCGCGGCCGCATAGGCACTGACGCGCGCCAGAGCTGGCTGATCAGTCGAGGAGATCATCCTTTTCGTCGTCAGCATCAGGCACCGCAATCTTAGAGGCATCTGCCGGCGTCGCACCCATCTGGCCAAGGCATTGCCGAAGAAGGTTCATCGCTTGCACACCCACATCTTGTCCGGCCATGATCCGCCCTTGGATATTCGCGGCCATGCCAACGAGCATCCGGTGCGAAGCCGTGAGCCAAGGAATTTCAGTTTGGAAAAGGAGCCACGCGGATTTCGCTTTGGTGGCTTCGGTATCGATCAGCCACTTTGGTGGCGGGCCCAGCGGGTCGCTCTGCGCCGGCTCTTTCCGGCCCTTGAACCGGCCAGCATTCACTTGATCGCGCCCTTCAAGCTTGGCTTTGGCCAAAGGGCTTCGTGGCTTCGCCATATCGGCACCTCGGGGTCATATTTTCAATCGCAGGCGCACGCGCAATGCAGGGCCACAGGTAGCGCCCTCCGATCGATCCTCGACTTCGGAGGCACCCCTACATTAGGCGTACCTGGTATTTTGGGTGGTGGGGCCGGGTTAGATCGGCCAGCCGGCCGCGTCAAAGCGGATCACGTCTTTGCCGCGCTCGATCTCGCGCTTGATACGGTCGTGGCAAGGAGCGCATAGGCTCTGAAGATTGTCGGGGTCGAAGAACAGATCCTCGCTGCCCTTATGTGCCGTGATGTGGTCTACGACGTTCGCTGCCGTCACGTCTTCAGCCTCGAGACAGAACCGGCAGAGAGGTTCAAGGGTCAGCTGATGCGTGCGCATGCGCTTCCATCGCGCGGTATCGTAGAACTTTCTCCACGGTCGCGTGTCGGTCATCTGGCGACCTCAATAGGTGGATGACCACGGCATTGTTGCGGACGCCGCAGGGTTCACGATCCTTGCCTGGCTCCGGCCGACTGTCACGCAAGGTAAGCGCAACCCCCAGTGGGTAGATGCTACCCGCGTCACAGGGAGGTACGGTATGCGTTGGTATGATGTTTTAGGCCTGATTGCGCTTGCAACATTTGTTGTAACCGCTTGGGGATTCTGGGCTGTGTCAGGTCCGGCCTGGGCTGACGCCCTTGTTGGCATCTCCGACCTTACAAAAGCTGGTCAGTGGGGTGATTCGTTCGGCGTTCTGAATGCACTGATCGGTTCGATTGGGTCAATTGGTATCGTCGCGACCCTTATAGCACAGGCACGGGCGCTTAGTACTCAGCAGGTCGACCAACACAAGCAGCGTTTCGACTCGACATTTTTCCAGCTCATTGCCTTGCTGCGCGAACTGCGATCAGAGATCTATTTTACCATAGTCAGCAATATCAGCTTGCGATGCCTACTTCGAAGCTGATTAACAAAACAACTAAGCAGGGCATCGCTGCGATAAAAGCAGCAAATCTTGAGCTTAGGTATTGGCTAACCATTGATGCAGCACCGAAGAAAATTGACTCTAAATACCTTCAAACGGTATACGAGAAGTATGTTCACACGAGGTACGAAGCCGAAATCGGAGCTTACTTCCGGGTCCTCTACAATATTTTGAGGCGCTTAAAAGACGACAAAATCTTGAGCGACGATGAAAAGGAGCAATACGCAAATCTGCTTCGAGGTCAGCTAACGAGCCACGAGCTGATACTCGCTGGCATTAATAGCTGTCATCCAGTGGCGAAGAATCTTCATCTCTATATTAAGCATTTCCAACTTTTAAAATATGCACCACGTGGCCGGCTGCGGGAGATAATCCTGTCGGTGCATGGCAAAGGAATGGTCGAAAAACCGCGCACTGCGTCACCAGGTCTGCTCAAGCGACTTTCAAACCTTCTGCAGTTTCCAAAGTCATCTGCGCGCTAGCCAGTCGCAGGAAGCGGCCCGCTCAACCCGATCCGGTTACAGATCCAGGGGAGCAGGCCGCAGGACCGCTGCGGCGCCGAGGAGACGGAGCGGGCAGCGATGGGGTAAGGGGCAGACCGGAACCGCAAGCGAGTTCAAAGCGTCCGCGCGGCTTAGGCGCCCCAAACGAAAAGGGGCCGCCGTAGCGACCCCGAGAATAAAGCTTTCAATTAATACGAAGCGGCGCCCCGGTTTGCCGGACATCATGCTGCAAGTTTTTGCGGGATGGGCTCGATGTCGATTCTCGCCGTCTCGTCGAGCGCGATAAGGGCGTCGATCGCGGCATCAATTAGAGCCGGTCCCCGCTTCTCGGCGTATGCCGGTCCCTGCCCCATGGCTACGCCGATCTCCTTGGCAGTCGCATCACCTATGGCAAGATCAAGGACGAGCGCATGTTTTTGGAGGTGGTGACGCAGGAACTCGACGAACATCTCTCCTTCAACCTCGCGAAGGGCCGCAGGCTCACCGCCCGCAGCTGCGGAGATCTCACCGAGCGGCTTGGGCTTCTTGACGCCGCCGACCCACTGCGGCCCAAGCACGAGAGCATCCGGGCAACGTGCTGCTGGGGTCGGAAGGTCATCGAATGCCACGGACCCGTCAACACCCAGCGCCTGCAGCAGCGCCCGCCCCTCGGCGACACCGAACCGGCCGGCCGTGTCTTTGCCGTTTGGCTCCTCACGAGGTAGCGGGTCGATGGCGCAAGCGATTGCAGGCTCGCCGGAGAATGGCTTGCGATAGCCCTCGGCCTTTAGCGGAGACACGGCGCCCTCTAGCGCCAAATACGCCCAGATCGCCGCAGCGGTGCGCTCAGCTGACACGCCGCCTTTCGGCCCGCCTGGGCGCTCTACCGGCTTTAGCGGGCGCCCCTTGGCTGTTTCACCCCAGACAATCAGCTTGCCGTCACGGAACAGCAGATTTCCCAACTGCGTATCAGACCCGCCATTGCGATTACGGGACGTATGCGGAATGATCTCGGCCTTTTCGTAGACGTTCATTTTCCTCCCGGTGTCTGGCCACTTCTCGCGGTCGGTCACAGTCCATCCGATCGCTGCCAGCAGCTCGCCCTCGCTAGGGCGGATCTCGGCTCGGGCTTCAGTATCGTCGCCATCGGTGTCTGGCTGAGATGGCAGAACCGTTTTGGGGAAGCAGATGTTCCGCCAGTGCCGCAGGGCGCGCACACGGCGTTCGTCGCCGCGGTACGCAAGCCGCTCGAGGGTCGGCCACGCCAAGACGTCAGGCGCGCGCTTGTTATCGTTGGCTGGGGCGATGGCTTTGGCGGCGGGGCGCTTCTTTTCGGTCGGGTTAGAAGCCGCAGCGAGGAGCGCTGAAAGTTGGCTGAGATCGCGGGATGATGTCATGCTTGACTCCACTTCGGTTTTGGGTCGGCAATTTGGTCGATTGCGTCTGATAGTGAATTCGGGACGCCGCCCTTGTCTTCCGCGAGAAGGACCGCTTTTCCTTTTGCGAGCCGAAAAGCAGCAAGACGTTCGCGTTCGGCTTCGCCTCGGGTCACGCACAGCGAGCGTTCGTAATCGGCTGCCTGCTTGGCCTTGTCTCGCTCCACCTCAAGCTCTGCGATCCTCAGCTGCAGGGTATCGATCACGCGGTTTGCATCAGCTAGGTGCCTGCGGTAGTGATCACCTCGCGCCCTTGGGTCTTGGGGCGCGCAGCTGTCGGCGGTGAGAGTGAGAAACTCCTCCTTCAGCCTGGCGGTGTTCCGCTGGGCAGATTGCGCTGCGGTTCGGATGCGGCCGCTCATTCGGTGGGCCCGTTTGCTGACGTCGAGATGGTCATGCTTCTCTCCTGCTATCCTGAGTAAATCCTAATATAAAATCCATGATTCGTGGCGGTGGCATTCTTCCACCGTGTTCCACCACGGTGGTGGGGTGTTCCACCACCACGGGGGTTATAGGGGGGTGGTAGGGAAGGCATGGTGGAAGGTGGTCGAAGGCTGGTCGAAGGCATGGTCGAAAATTAACGGAAGCTAATTTCCGTCTTTTGCGCCGTAGTCTTCCGCTGACACTATGAGCCGACGCCTCGGCTTTGACGGAGGGCCCTCCTCGATAACCTTGACCCTGCCGTCATCAAGAAGACGCAACATAGCCGAGGCCAAAGCCCTCTTCTCGATGCCGTCGGCGTCAGCTCGTTCAGCCATCTTTGCGGGCGCGTAGTTCGTCCCGGGAATGGTCCCGACCACAACCCCCTGCCTGCTGAATTTCGACAGCAGAGCAAGAAAGACAGCTTCGGCTTTTGCCTCCATCAACCTCCGGGTTGGATTCGGGGTCGATCCGTCATTGAGCACGAAAACGCCCTTCTCCCATCTCATCTTCAGCGCTCCACCTTTGGCGCCGTAATTGCTTTTCATGTTTGTCAAAACGCGGCCGTCGGGGTCCGCCCCCTCGCCTGTTTCCCCCGTCAGATAGAGACGAGACCTCACGGAATTGTTCCACGCAGTACTGCCCGACGTCCCTGCGCCGCTTTGCATTCCTGAAACAGATGGATGGCTAAGCAGGATTACGGCGCAGTCACAGATGATCGCGATCTGCCTTAGCATCGCAACGAACTGCCGCACCTGGGATCTCTTGATTTCGTCCCCTCCGTACAGGTCCGCCGACGTATCAAGCACGACGAGCCCGGGGCGAAACTCCACAATGCGATCGAACAGCCGCTCAAACAGAGGTGTTGGCACCATCTTCCCGTTCTTGTCTGGTAGCGCCAGAGTTGCGTCCCTGTCAGCCAGAGGCAGAAGCAGGAAATTTTCCCGCAACTCGCGAAACGATGCTCCCGCAGCAGCGAGAACATCGTTGATACGCCGATGGAACTCGTCGACTTCGTCCTCAGCGCCGACGTATAGCGTCCGACCCTGCCTTGGATTAAGGCCAACAGACTCGCACCCCAATGCTGAGGCGATACTTATTTGAAGCGTTAGAAGTGACTTGCCGAGCCCCCCGTCGCCAGTGAGAAGTGTCACGGTGCGAAGTGGGACGTATTTCTCTATGAACCATTCGCGCCGCGGTACTGGCACCCCCTCCCAGACGCTGGGGAACACGAAAGGGAGACCGTCGTCCGCTTGCGGCTTGTTGTCGTTGGCCGCGACCAGCGGCGGCTTACTTGCAACGCGATCGAGGAAACCGGATACGGAGACGGATTGTTGCTCGCGCTCCTCAATGAGAGGTACCGCAAACTTTCCCCAAAGCCGTCGAAAGTCCGACGTCGCACGATCTTCCGTCGGATATCGGGTAAGCCAGTTGCCGGGCGCATCGAGGAACAAGAGCAGCGCCGCCTCTGGCGAGTGGCCGTCGAAGGCTAACTGCTCGACGACGCGCGCCGCGTGGTTCGATCTGTCGCCTACGTCACAAGCAGCGAGTAGCTCCGCCGCGCGGTCGCTCGCGTGCACGGTTCCGCACATCGGAAGTTCGCCCATAGCAAATGAAGACGCCTCCCTGACTTCGGCGGCCCACGGCTCCAGCGCAGTGCGAAGTTCTTCGACCGATACCAAGTCGCCCTGCCACTCCTCCACCACGGACACCCGCGCCGGATCCGCCGAGCGCCCACGTTCCAATTTTTTCCTGTTTGGGTAATTGAGCGTCCCGGGAATTCGCCATACATGCGCGACGTCGGCTGTGCCGTGGTCGGAACCTGTCGCACGCTTCAAAGCCGACGCAAGTGGCCTTGCCTCGGCGGGAGAGACGGGTCGATCGAAAAGGATAAAGGGCTGCCGATTGCCGGGCGACGTTTCGAGGATGAGGTGCGGTTCCACCGGCAAGGCACCCTCGCGCCCTGTGTCTGCGTCGAGATCGACAACGAGACCGAGCAGGGCGACAATATCACCCTCCGCTCCCCGCTTGCCACGCTCGAGGTCTGGCCGCATGACCTGCAGACCGACAAACACATTGATGTTCGGGGTCTCAGCATGACAGGTTATGGCCTCCACCATGCCATCTAGGTCACCGACGCGATGGTGGCTGACCACGCCAGGCACATCCTTGTCCCCGTTTGGATTCGCGTAGAAGCTGGACACGACCAGCAACCCGGTCAGGCCGGCAGCCAAGCGATGCAACATCTCGACATGATTGCGAACGGCATCTTGATCAAAGGTTGCCGTGGCTAACTGGGTATCAATTGCGGGAATTCGAGCCATGGCTGTTGTTCGCCCTTTCGAGTTCGGATGCGGCGAGGTCGGCGATCTTGTCGGATAACGATGGGGAGAACGTCGCCAGTCGTCGGCCACCGTTGGCGGAAGGCGCGTAGATCAGGAAACGCCCGGAGGGCGTTTCCATAAGCTTCAGGCCGAACATTCTGACGTCCTCGGAAAACTCGAGGTCAAACGTTGCGAGGGCGCGCACGGCTTTGCCGGGCTGAGGGGTGGTGCGATGGATGTCTGTGACCTTCATCAGGCAGCAACCACCGACTCGCAAACGGGGTTCTGTTCTTCGTAGAACGACCGCCACGCATCGAGACTATCGAACTGGTCGCCGTCTCCGTCGAAGACTTTTCCAGACGGCTCCACGATCACCTCGTAGTCGGGAAGTGCGTCGCCTTCGTAGCCCTGAAATACTGGGTAGTTCCCGGCTGGCGCCTTCATCCAAGCAATTACCGCCCGTTCTATGTAGATAAACGTGCCGTCTTTTTGGGGCAGTGCGTACACTGCCTTGAACCCAGCATTCGCGGGAAAAGTAGATATAAATTTCTCATCGGGGTCGCCGTACGGTTCACCTGTGACGACTGTTCCGTCAGAAAGCAGGAACCGCGTGCTGCGATTTGCGAGCGACTGATACTTGAGCACATGGGCACTGTTGATCCGCGTTCCGTCTTTAAGTGTGATGATCGGCATAGGTTCTCCTCCGCCGGCGGAAGGCCGGACGCTGTTGGTCGTGATGGGGGTGTGTTGGATTATGTAGTTTCTTCCGGCGGATTTTCCGCACGGCTCGTATGATTAACCGACGATGCGCGGCGATCATCAAGGGCGCGCGCCTGCCGGTAGGCTGCGACGGCGAGCCGGCCTACCGAGTGTGTCAGGCGGCCTGGGCAGATGATCGAGCGTCGATCTTTCTTCGGATCCACGCCTCGACTTCGGCCCGCACGAAGGCAATACGCCGGTCTCCCAGATCGACGTGCACGGGAAAGCGCCCCTCTGCCCGGTATCTATTCAGCATCGTTCGGGACATGCTCGTCATCGCCGCCGCGGCATTTAGGGAAATGAGAGCGGGCGCATTATCGTTGGCGGATTTCATTATTTGCTCCTCCGGGGTTGACGCGTTTGTAAAATCTGGTAGATTGACACGATATCCATAATGGGCTATTTGTACGGGGACTTGGTTCTAAGTTCATTTTACAAATTAGTCAAGATGGCTGCGATGTTTATTTGCAGTGGTCCGCCCAAGCTTGCATTAGCTCTCTTCGACGCTCTAGGGCGTCAGATCGAGCGTACGCTCTCTCAACTGCATCACCTGTGATATGAGATAATGCAGCCTCGGCTATCTCCCTTGGAGCGTGAGCGACTTCGGTTGCGTAGTCCCGGAACGCGGATCTAAACCCATGTACGGTTGCGTCTCCGGTATCCGCGGCCCTCAGCGCCTTGGCGAGGCTGGCATCGGACAGAGGCTTTCGATCGCGGACGCCTGGAAACACGAGATCGTTTACCGACTGCGCCTTCATCTTCTCCAGTAAGCTGACAGCAGAAACCGAGAGAGGAACGCGGTGCGCCTTCCCGGATTTCATGCGGACCGCCGGAACGGTCCAGACCTTTTCACCCATATCGATCTCGGCCCATAGTGCGCCCCTCACCTCTCCGCTACGTGCAGCCGTCAGCACTGTAAACTCTAACGCTCTCGCACTGACGCCGTTCACTTCCGCCAACCGCTTCATGAAAGAGGGCACGTCCTTATACGGCATGGCCGCATGATGCTTCCTCGTCGTCAGCTCGTCAGGCTTGTGAAGGACATGCGTAAGATTGCTTTTCCATGCCGCCGGATTGTCGCCAGTCCGATGGCCCTCGACCTTCGCCGAATCTAGAACGCGCTCAATTGCTTCGCGTAATTTCTCGGCTGTCTCCTGTTTCTCTCCCCAGATCGGCCTCAGCACCGAAAGGACATCCCTCGTCGAGATCTCGCCAATCGCCTTTGCCCTAATAGGCTTCGCGTGCTTCTCGACGAGGTTCCTCCATCGCGCTTCCGTCTTCGCCCCGCGCCACCGGCCGGCTTTAACAGCACTGTCCACGAACGCGTCTGCGTATGCGCCAAAGGTCATCGCGGCGGGTCTGACCTCCGCCTCCTCTTGCCGTAACGCCAACGGATCCTTTCCTTGTCGAACAAGCTTGCGCGCAGCTTCAGCCTTGTCTCGAGCCTCGGCAAGCGTGACCGTGTGGAGCGGACCCAGGCCCATTTCTCGCCGCAGGCCGGCAAAAGTGAACGAGTAAATCCAATAGCGTCCGGTCCCCTTGGTGACGAGCCAAAGCCCACCGCCATCACGCAGTTTCACCGCCTTGCTTGCTGCGATCGACTTCACAGTCAGCGCGTTCAGAGTATGGCTCCCCATGGTATCCTTCCCCACTTTTTCCCCGCTCTTGGGGTGTGGGCTAGATATGAGCATCTTGTTCAGAATGTTCAAGCATACCAT